GGCTACCTTTAAGTTTCAATGTCTAGTAAAAAACCCTGAGAATGGTGTAGAATGGATAGACTGCTTTCAAATGCTGAAGGATACATCTGGACCAACTAGGTCTTTTTATCCTGATAGAGTTAAGGCAGTAAAGAAGAGAGGTAAGCGTGTCAAGCGAAGCAGCGTTAGTTAATCATTTAGACCTTGTAAACAAGGTTGCATCAGAGTACCTAAAAGGATCTGATGCTTCAGAGATTTCAAAAATACTAAACATTCCAAGAGTGAAAGTTACTGAGCTTCTCACTGACTGGAGAGTTATGGCTGCCAACAATCAGGCAATCCATGCTCGTGCAAAAGAAGCCCTTGCTGGTGCAGACCAACACTTTTCATCTTTAATTAAAAAAGCATATGAAGTTATTGACTCTGCAGATACTACTGCAAACTTAACCGCTAAGACAACATCTATTAAACTTATTGCTGACATTGAAAGTAAGAGACTTGAAATGTTGCAAAAAGCAGGTCTGCTTGATAATCAAGAACTTGCTGATGAACTTTTAGAAACAGAAAGAAAGCAAGAAATTCTTATTTCAATTCTTAAAGAAGTAACTTCATCCTGTGAATCTTGTAGACCAAAAGTTTTAACAAAACTTTCTCAAGTTAATGAGGGTGGGGTAGTTTTAATTGACAATTGATATTAGTGACTTTATGGAGGCTCTTGATGAGTCACCATTTTCAGAAACCCCAGTTGACGTTGTAACATTTGTTACAGGTGAAAAATATTTAAACCAGCCAGACTTGTCAGAGTATCAATATACTCTTGTAGAATGCATGAGCCAAATCTATCAAGAAAAAGACATCATTAGATATATGGGTGAAGAAGCTGGTAAAGAACATTATAAAAAATATACTAAAAGTGAAATCATTATGCAGCTTGGAAAAGGCAGCGGAAAAGATTATACTTCTACCGTTGGATGTTCATACTTAGTTTACAAACTATTATGCTTAAAAGATCCTTCAAGATATTTTGGAAAGCCATCTAACGATGCTATTGATATTATGAATGTTGCTATCAATGCACAACAGGCTAAGAATGTTTTCTTTAAAGGATTTAGAAGTAAGATAGAAGGCTCTCCTTGGTTTGCAGGAAAGTTTTCTGCACCAAAAATTGATAGCATTGAATTTGATAAAGCAATCACGGTATACTCTGGACACTCTGAAAGAGAGTCTGCAGAAGGATTGAACCTCATGTTAGCAATCCTTGATGAGATTTCAGGATTTGCCATGGAGTCTGCAAGTGGAAACGATCATGCTAAAACAGCTGACAATATCTATAAAGCATTTCGTGGATCTGTTGACTCACGTTTTCCAGACTTTGGTAAAGTTGTACTACTTTCATTTCCTCGTTTTAAGGGTGACTTTATTTCAACAAGGTATGAAGATGTTATTGCAGAAAAAGAAACCATTGTAAGATCTCATGAGTTTATTTTAAACCCTGCCCTATCAGAAGATGATCCTCAAAATAAGTTTACTGTTGAATGGGATGAAGACCACATTAACTCTTACAAGCTTCCTGGAGTCTTTGCACTTAAAAGACCAACTTGGGAAATTAATCCTACAAGAAAAATTGAAGACTTTAAGTTAGCATTCTTTACAGATATGCCAGATGCATTGATGCGTTTTGCTTGTATGCCAACTACCTCATCTGATGCATTCTTTAAGAATAGAGAAAAACTTGGGATGGCTTTTAAAAAGCATAATCCAATTGACGTTTCTAAAAGAGTAGAAGAATCATTTCAGCCAGACCCAGATACCACATACTATGTCCACGCTGACCTTGCACAAAAGCACGATAAGTGTGCTGTATCTATTGCCCACATTGATAAGTGGGTAAGTCTGCAATCATTTAATGACTACCAACAGATTGTTCCATTTGTTGTGGTTGATGCAATTGTTTACTGGGAGCCTAAAAAAGAAGGTCCAGTAGATTTATCAGAAGTAAAGAATTGGATTATTAATCTAAGAAGGCTTGGTTTTAATTTAGGACTCGTAACCTTTGACCGTTGGAACTCTTTTGACATTCAAAGAGACTTAAGCAGTGTTGGAATAAAAACAGAAACTCTTTCAGTAGCTAAAAAACATTATGAAGACCTGTCAATGCTTGTTTATGAAGAAAGAATAGTGTTGCCTCAAATAGATTTATTACTTGAAGAAATGCAGGAACTTAGAATTATGAACAATAACAGAGTAGATCACCCTAGAAAGAAGTCTAAGGACTTAGCTGATGCTATGTGTGGATCTGTTTATAATGCAATCAGCCATACAAGAAGAGAAAAAATTCAGGAAGTAGAAATTCACACCTATCAATCTCGTCCAAAAGTTGACAAGGAAGATGAAAAGATGATAAAATCTAAACCTGAGATGACAGAAGATATTAAAGAATATCTTATGAACTTTAATCTAATTTAGTAGAAATGGAATATTGATTTATGAAGGAATATCTATCAGGTAATGACATTTGCTTTGACGATATATTAATGGTTCCACAATACTCAGAGGTTGTAAGTAGGTCTTCTGTAGATTTTAAAATGCCTATTGGTGGAAATACTTGGTTAGATTTGCCAGTAATAGCATCCCCTATGGATACAGTTTGTGAAAAAGATATGGCAATTGCTATTGCTGAATCTGGTGGAATTGGAGTTATCCATAGGTTTATGTCTGCAAAAAATCAAATAGCAATGGTTAAAGAAGTATCAGATCATAACAATATTGGACTTCCTGTTGGTGCAGCTTTGTCAAGTACCTTTATTGAAGAGCATGTCTATAAGTTAATTGAAGCAGGAGCCTCTTTACTTTTAATTGATACTGCAAATGGTCATAGTAAAATGGCTATTGATGCAGTTGTTAGACTAAAAAACATTGTTGGAGACTCTGTTCATATAATGGCTGGAAATGTTTCTACCGCAGAAGGCTTTATGGCTTTGGATACTGCAGGTGCAGATTCTGTCAGAGTAGGCATTGGTGGGGGTAGTATGTGTACCACAAGAATTGTATCTGGACATGGTATTCCAACACTATCTTCAATTATAAACATTCGAGAAGCAAAAGATAAGTTTAACTTAAATGCTGGAATTGTAGCAGATGGTGGAATTAGAAACACTGGAGATATGGTTAAAGCCTTTGCTGCAGGAGCAGATGCTGTAATGCTAGGATCTATGTTGGCAGGAACTGAAGAAGCTCCTGGAGACCTGTATTTTAAAAAGAATAAAAAGTTTAAATCTTTTAGAGGAATGGCTAGTAAGGAAGCAAATAAAGATAAAGATATTGCAGTTGCAGAGGGAATATCTACAAGAATTCCTTACAAAGGTTTTGTAAAAGATATTGTTAAGGACATCAGAGGAGGTCTTGGAAGTGGATGCTCCTATTCAGGAGTTGATTTCTTACATGATCTTTATAAAGATTCTATGTACATTACAGTATCCCCACTATCAGTAAAGGAGTCTTTACCACATGGAAGATAATGACGACATCTCTGAACAAGAGTTATCAGAAGTAATTGAGTATCTTATAGAACTAGGTGCTATGGAAATTATGGGGTATGATTCTATATCTGATCAATTTACATATAAGGTTACTCCAAAATGTAAAGAAATTTATCCAGAACTTTATTACGCACACTATGAAGCTGTTGGAGAAATGGCTAGTCAGTTATGGATGAAAGATGTTATTGACATTGTTTTTACTGAAGGTCAGACCGTTGTTGGGGTAACTCCAGAACAAGTTGAGTATATAAAAGAAAATATGCTTACTTTTTCTGACGATGAAAGATTCTTTCTTGATGTACTTCTTGAACGATACAATCAAAAATAAGATATAATATAGTTATGGATATTCAAAAACAAGAGTGGGAAGGCGAACCTCTTTATAACATGCTTTCAGAAGATGAGAAAGCCTTTGCAGATTCATTGTTAAAATTAGCAGAAGAGCTAGGACCACTAGATCAATCAGAAGGTATTTGGATTGGCTATGAAGATGGTTCTACAAATGAAAATGCATCAATTGGTGTAAAGTGTGGAAATTGTGCACTTCATAAATCTTCTGTTGTTTGTGCTATTATTGCACAGCAAATTGAAGAAGAGGGTGCTTGCAGACTTGCAGTAATTCCAGATGGCTATGTAAATTCTGATATGAAAAATTCTGGAGAAGAGTTTATGGAAATGATTCCTGAAATGTCAAAAGCTGATTCTGTAAGAGTCGGTCAGATGGTTTCTTGGAATTCAAGCGGTGGAACTGCTAGAGGAAAAGTGGTTAGAGTAGTAAGAAATGGTTCTATCAATGTTCCTAATTCTGATTTTACAATTACTGGAACGCCAGATAATCCAGCAGCACTTATTAGAATTTATAGAGATGGAAAGCCAACTGATACTCTAGTTGGTCATAGAGTAGATACCCTCAGAGTTTCAACTTCTAAGGCACACCATGATGATGTTATTGGAAATGACGATGTTCCAAACACAAGGGCTCATTCAATGGAAGAATGTGATGATGAAAATTGTCCACAACATAACATGAACAAAAAAGATTATTCTGATAAAGAAAGACAAATGCTTGCTCGTAGAGATATGGCTTTGCCAGATGGATCTTTTCCAATTGTAACTGTTGCAGATCTAAGAAATGCCATTCAGTCTGTTGGTCGTGCATCAAATTATGCAAGAGCTCGTAATCATATTATAAGAAGAGCAGGAGCCTTGGGTCGTGAAGAACTTCTTCCAGAAGAGTGGAAACCAAAGTCTAAGAGAGCTTCTAGCGTAGAAAAAAGAGACGTTTCTGATATTGATTTAAAACCAACAGAGTCAATGGCTAATAATGCAAGAAGAGGTCTTGAACTAAGAGCTAAGTTTGGTAGAGGTGGAACTGCTGTTGGTGTTGCTCGTGCTCGTGATTTAGTTAACGGTAGAGATTTAAGTCCAGAAACTGTTGCAAGAATGTACTCATTCTTTTCAAGACATGAAGTAGATAAGCAAGGTAAAGACTGGGACAATGC